TTCTGTGGCTCTGGACATTTTATTCTGTCATTGAAAATTAATCTTCTGGTGCTAATGCTTGCGATGATTGCTGAGTAGCGAGTCTACTTATTGGTCTAGTTAATGTTTGTTCTAATAAAATTCCTTTATTTTTTTCTTGTTTTTGCAACTGTGTAATTAAATCTAATATTTCTTGCTGTCTTTGAGGATTTTGTTCTAATAAAATTTTTCCAACTCCTCTAGCTCTTTTTTCTGTTGGATTTAACGCACGATCTCTAAACTTGCTATATAAACTTGCTTCAGCTCTAATACCCGCAGAACTTGTTGGAGCTGTACCAGCAACCACTAAATCTGATAAAGATTGAAGCGCATCCTCTGCATCTAATGTTTTTTCAGCAGTATTAGAACCGCCAATAACAGTAGCAGTATTCTTTGATATATTTGATTCTCTTACAAGTCTTTGTACAAATTGCTCTCTTGCATTTAAATCATCTCCAAACATAACAATTAATTTTTGTCTTAAATCTGGAGTGTTAAATATTTTTTTTACTAAATCTAAATTATCACCAACTTTATTTATTTCATTATAAATTTCTTGAAAAACTCCTACTTTAAAAGCATCTCTTTCTATTTCTGTTTCTAAACTATTAAATTGTTTATTAAATGCTTTTGCAGATGTAGATGGTTTTCTAAATATTGTTCCTTTTTCAAAAGCAGATTGTAAAGCAAATCTATCAGCAGCCATGTTAAGAGCATCTTTATATTCATTTCCTAAAACAGAGTCTTTTAAAATATTTCTAAAATTGTTTCCTATTTTTTTTCTACTTCTTGCCATTTCTTTATCTATAGATTTATCAGCAACTTTTGCATAAGTTTTTTGATCTACTGATTTTTTTATTAAATCTAAAAATTCTAATGGTAATTCTTTATTTACACCAACAATCTTTCCTTCTTCTTTTATAAACAAATTTTTTAATGATGGTATAGAAAAAGGCTCTCTACTTTCTGCTATTAATTTTGTTTTATATACATTTCTTGCTTCTTCATAAGCATTTTTTAAAACAGATGTATCTAAACTTTTATATAAATCTAAATTAGAAACTTTTTGATTTTTTAAAAAAGCAGACTCATATAATGGAGATAAATAACTTTGTATAGTTTTTTCAAGATCATCAATTCCAGAATCTAAAGATATTTTAGGTGTTTTTATTGTTTCTTTTACAGAATTTTCTAATTGTTTTAAAATTCTTGTAGATTGTATGTCTGGTTGTTTTAAATCTCTTAATGCTTGTGCTTTTTGTTCTGTTGTGCCAGAGGTTCTTTCTATAAGTTTTTTATCAATGTTCATTCCAGGAACTCTAGTTTTTATTCCTCTTAATTTTCTATTAACAGCATCTCCGCCATAATCAGCTAAAATTTCTACAGGCGATAAACCAATTAATTTATTTGCATCTACATTGTCATTAATTTTTTGAATAACAGATTCTATAGGAATCTCATCTTTAGCAAACTGGTTAGAAATAATTTTTATTGATTTTATTTCTTCTTTGTTAAAATTTTGTAACTGTGATTTTTTAAATGGTTTTGAAAAAACATCTTTTGTTTTTGATACACCAGTAACTGCTGTCGGCAAAGCTGCGCCAATTCCAAGACCAGCTGCTCCGCCTAACAAACCGCTAGTTAATTTTTCTTTTGCTTCACCTTCTGAATATCCTACCCCTGCAACAGATCCTTGTAGGCCACCTATTTTTGATGCTTCTAAAGATTTTCTTACTAATCCTGTTCCTGGTTTTGAAATTTTTCCTGCCAAAAGAGGATTACTTAATATTTTTGTCGCTGTAACTGCAACACCTGCGCTTGAAGTTCCGCCAGTAAAAGGAGTTAATAACAATGAAGCAACGGCTGGAGCTACCGATCCTGTTATTTCACCAACTAAAGCTGTTTTTGGGTTTGCTTTTTTATATTCTTCTAATTCTTGTCTTTTTTCTTTTAAAGTTCTGTCAAAAGATTGTTGAAATGTTTCATCTGTAAATAAAGAACCTAAAGATGATATTCCAGCAGCAATTTCATCAGAAAAACCAAAAGTTAAACCTTGCCCTGCAGAGGCAGCAAAAGTTTTTATTTTACTTGCATCAGATATTTCTTCAGGTTGAAGTTTTAACCTTGCGGTTTCTTGTAATTTTTTAATTTCTTCAACAGTTGCCACTTTTAACCATTTATTTTAAGTTTAAGTTTTTCTGATAAAACTTTTGACAGTATATCTAATTCTTCTTGATTATATTTAGTAGCATCAAGTTTTTCTAAATCATCAAGAGATTTATTTCTAAGAGAATCTTCAAAAATTATTGGCTGTAAGCCTTCTGAAAAATCAAAAACAATATCTTCAGGATTAAATCCTTTTGACTCAGCAATATTTTTGTATCTTGAAATATTTAAAGATTGATTTTGTAATTCTAACTCATATATGTTTTGAGCTTGTTTTCTAAAATCAGCTCTTTGAGATGAAACTAACTTTTCACCTGTTATAACTCTATTATATAAATTTGAAATTTTTGCAGGAACACCAGCTGCATTTGCTGCTGTTGCTTGTTCTCCTTCTCTTACTACTGAGCCAGGATCTAACATTTTCATGTAAGCAAATATTAAAGAAACATCTCCAGCGGCTGTTGGATCTGTTGCTAAAACTTTTCCATACGATTGACCTATTGATTTAAAGTTTTTAGATTGATCGTTAAATTCTTTTCTCAAAGATGCTTCGTCTTTAATATCAGGTTTTTGTTCAATCACAACTTCTGGAAAAACTCTTTCCCCTGTTTGTGGGCCTTCTGTATATCTTAAATAACCAGCAGCATCTTTTTTTGATTTATACTCTACACTATCTTCTTTAGAAATATTTGGCAAAACTCTTTCACCAGTACCAGCAAAATAGTTATAACCATCAGCACCTTTTACTATTTTTCTTTCTGGGCTTGTAGCAAGTTTAGGATCTAAACCAGCTTGTGATAATTTAATCATCTCAGTATATCTTGAATCTTTAGACAATTCCTGTAACAATTCTTGTTTTCTTAACGCTTCTTGTCTTTGTCTATCAACTTCTGCTTGTTGTCTAAAGGCTTGCGCTCTTTCCATAGCACGACCAGCAACATCTCTACCAGCAAACGCATCACTTAAAGCAGCTAACATATATCCAATTTTTTGATTTCTTGTCATTCCATTTGCACTTGCGGTTATGTTTGCGTTTGCGTTTGGTTGTTGATAGTTTTCTTGATTAATAGTAAAAGGTTCTTGTTGTTGATTGCCAAGCAAGTTAAAAGCAGTTGGATTATTAGGATCAAATATACTAGCCATGATTAAGCATAACTCCCATAGGGGTTAGTGCCACCTGTAGTATTGATGGCCATTAAACCCTTCACGTCTTTTTTGGAGGGCCACCTGCCAATCCACCTGTAAAAGCTGCCGCAGCCAAGCCTGCGCCAGTAGCTAAAATATCACCCAAACCAGTTTCTTTTTTGCCTATTTGACCAATAACCGCAGGAGATATTTGTCCTGAAGCTGCTTGTAAAAGTCCTAATTGACGTAATGGCTGGTCGATTTGTCTTTCAAACTCACCTCGTTGTGCTTGTATTCTAGCTTGTTCTAATTGTTGTTGTTGTCCACCGATACCAGATAATAAACCAAGCGTACGATATTGTTCGCCTAACTCACCACCTAATAGACCAGCTTGTTGTTGTCTAGCTCTTAGTTCTAATTCTGCTTGATTAATTGCTGTTTGTTGCCTACGAGCTGCATCAGCTTCAGCCATATTTAGTGCTTGACCAAAACCTGCTGAACGTAAGCCAGCGATTGTTTGCGCTGCTTCTTCAGCAAATGGTCTAGTAGCTTCTGATTCTATTAAAGCAGAACGACTACCACCAAATGCACCAGCTTTTATTGCTCTGGATTGCGCTTGTTGTTGCGCTATGTCTTGTCGTCTTTGAATGTCTGCTAATGCAGGCTCTAAGACTTGTTCTGTGTAAGGGTCTTGATAGCGAGCTATGTCGGTATCTAGTAAAGATGCTGCTTGCAAAGTAGGTGTGCCTTGTCTTGCCAAGCCAGCTAAAGCACTTCTAGGATCAAGAGCCATAGCTTGACCGAATAATCCTCTAGTTGCTTGCATAGCTTGTGCTTGGTCTGGTGTTAAACCAGCAACCATTTCACCTGTGTATGGTTGAAATCCCATGCTAGAAGCCTCTAATCCTTGCCTAGATGCTTCTGTATAAAGATCTTGTAGATAATCAGGTACTATTGCTTCTTGTGTTGTTGCGCCTTTAGCCATTGTTGTTTCTCATAATTCTTTTCTAATCATATATTCTCGTTCAAAACCGAGATGTTCTAATTTGCGAAGCCAACCTTTACGACCACCACCATATAATCTTTTTATACCAATGGCTTTAGCAAAAGTTTCAATAGAAGCTAACATAGCTTCTAGTTCTTCGTATTTACCACCACAAAACAATAAATTCATTACTTTGTGCTGTGGATAAGTAACAATTTCAGTTATAAAAGCTGATTCTTTACCTGCCCACAAATGGAAAAATCCATGTCTTATTTTATCTTCTACATCGTCTATTGTATAGGCATCTTGATGTTTTAATGCAGGCTCAATAAATTGCTTGCAATAATCCCATTGCAGTTCCCAATCTTCTTTTTTAATCACCCTTTGCATATTCAACTAAACTGGTTATTGCCATAATTCTATTAGCATCGTTAGCAGTTAATTTAAGTATTTCACCTGCTTGTAAAACTAAATCTCTACTTAATAATTCAGCAGTTGTATTGCCTGCGACAGTAAAATCATCATAAATATTAAAAACATTAGAACCAGAGTCAGTCAAAGTAACACTTAAAGTAGTTGATGCAGCATTGTTGTTATTAACTAAAATAGATTCAATAACTGCAAAATCAAAATCTGAACCAGATGGTGCAGTAAATAAAGTAGTTGCATTAGTAGTAGTTAAACTTACTTTGGCATTAGTTACTCTTTGTATATATTGACTTTTACTAGCAGGATCTATCATCTACGACCTCTAGGTTGTACATCTAGTCTAATCTTACCAACTTGAAAGTCTTGCGTGACATCGCCTTCTATTTTCATTTGTACTTGTCTAGCAGAAAATCTAGCATCGGTATAACCATCAGCGTTGAAAGAAAAACTACCAAAATCTGTATCTACACCTAATGGTGTAAAACGACCAGTAAAACTTAAAGTTATTGCTGGCAAAGTTGTAGTTTCTTCGTCAGGTAAAATTTGATTTACTTGTGCTACTTTATCACCATTACCTATTTCCAATGGGCCTGTAAGACAAAAAGGCTTTCTTGTACCCAATCCTGGTGAATTAAATAAAGCCCTTTTGTCGTGTTCATAAACAAAACCACCAGAATCGCAAGCGATTGGATTATCAAAGACACCTTGATCTACCCAACAACCTCTATCAAGTTCACCAATAGACCACACATTATCTAAGTAATTCCAAATAATATATTTATTTGGCGATAGTTGGTCTGTATCACCAACAGGAAAAAACCACCAAATCTCATTGTAATCAATGTTATGTGCGCCAAAGGTAGCTTGTTGTGTTCTTTGTTGTAAGTTATCAAAGATAAAATCATGTACATCTGATTTAAGTTCTCTAACTCTACCATCGTAAGTAAAGAAAGAGTTTTCACTTATCCAGGATAAAAAGTTACCAGAAGATATAATTGATCTTGGACTGATTGCTTTGCAATTTACCCCAGCATCTTGTATGCCATAAACAAAAGGACTACCAACGTAGTACATCTTGTTTATACCAACATCGGTAAAAATAATAATATCGTTACCATACTTGACTGCGTAATTAGCTTGACCACCAGTAGGTATTTGTAAATCGCCTGCTGTATTTCTAGCAGAAGATGTCCAAGTGGTATTATCTTCTCTATCAGACCAGGCTATCTTACGAGGATCGCCACCAGAACCGATTGCTACTAAATGTCTTTCATTAGTAACGATAACTGCTTGACAGCCGATTGGTGCATTGGTTACTGCGGTAGCTATGGTATCTGGACTACCACTACCAGCATCAGGTCGCCATTGATATATCTTGCCATCGCCTGCAAAACAAAAAATTAAATGTTCTCCCCAGTTATCAAAAGAAAAACTTTTGGTATCAAATTGTATGCCTGATTGACTTCTCGCATCTCCCCAATCTTCTAC